AGAAATTGACGATCTAAAGTCAAAATAAATATCTAAAAAGTTATTATGCAACTGAATATTGTTGATGATAAGGCTCATAGAGTCTCTGATAACCTACATTATGAAGTAACTAGGTTGGAAAACCACCCTATCATTGTAGTTGATGATGTGTTGGAGAATCCTCATGCTTTCCTAGAGGAAGTGGTGCAAAAACTTCCAATGCAATTAAATGATATTAATACTGGAGATCCAGAGGAAGTATTTCCAGGCTATCAATCAAAATTACATATTAGTTTACCAGAGGTCAGTTATCTCACTGGATATATGATTCAGAAGCTAACTGACTTTACTAATATAGAACCAAATGATGTACAGGTTTCATATCAAGTCAACGCTATGCACAGTGATAGAGAGGTGCATAGAATCTCTATCCAACCACACGTTGACCCAGCAATGTTTGCAACAGTATTATATTTGAATCCAGAAGAGAATATACAGGGCGGAACATCATTCTTTAGACACAATGCTACTGGACTCACTAACATGGAGAAGGTGCATATGCCATTCAAAAGAACAGAGGAATATTGGAACTTTAAAGAGTGGATATATGATTTTTCTAATAAGGCTGAAGATTTGATAGATAATGATACAACTCTGATTGATGATGTTTGGGAAGAAGAACATCATATTCCAATGAAATTTAACAGAATGATTATCTACCCCTCATATATGTGGCACAGTGCCATAGTTAAAAAAGGTTGGTATAAAGACGTACCAAGAGTTTCAATGTCTGGATTTATTTTTCCAGAATGTTTAGACGTAAATGTAAATGAGTCATGAGAGATTGGGATTACTGGACAGTATCTTTCATTATCGGGATGTTCTTCCTACAGTCGATCATAGAAGATTGCTCGAACTCGTTAGAGGATTCGACTGGCCAGCAGTAGGTAATCCACCAGCAAACACATATTATAATCTACATGGACTGAGGGCTCAAGTGGAGATAGAACCTCATCATGGAGAGATATTTAATTTAATTCATAAGGCACACATGAAGATGATGCCTCACATATACAAAGATATTGGAGATAATTTACCAGCAGCCATCTACGATAAATACTCAGGATATTGGTTATGTAAATATCCAGAAGGCGGGTATCTCTCTTCTCATGCTGATGTTGATGCTGATGCTGGTTCAGTTACCACATCTTATGCTATCAATGGAAATTATGAGGGTGGTAACATTCGTTTCTGGGAAAACTATAATATCTTATCAGGTGAAAACACTGCTCATGTTTATCCGAGCAATCACCTATTCAAACATGAAATCACCCCTGTCACCAAAGGTGAGAGGTATTCTGTTATAACTTGGTTCAGTTATCAAAAAGGAAAACAATGGTTGACTTAGACAATCTAACTTCAATATCTAACTCAGGTAAGTTCCCTAACTTATTGAATAGTGCTGATGTTGATGCAGTAAAACAGATTATAGAAGTTTATCCTGATTTATTTGCTGATGACTATAATAATGGCTGTGGTATAAGGAAAAGTTCTAATGCTACCAAGTATGGTTTCAGAAAACCTGTACCCACTGGCGTGAGTCAATACCAATACTTTGATGGTTCAATCGGAGAGAGTAAGTTATTTCCATATCTACAGAACTTTAAGTTTCTATATTTTGAAAATAGTGTCATGGTTGAGGAAGTATTATCTTTTGAACCAATACCACTATTCGCTCCTACTATAGAATCAATATGTCAATTAGCTTTAGAGACTACAGGTAACAATGATTTATTGAGAGGACTGTTAGATATATTAGATAATGTTGATGGAGACTATGAGGTAACTACAATCAACATTAGCAAGATTAATAAACACATGAAAATAGGACTCGTGAAGAGTCCCACATCAAGAATGTCTGATGAAGTATATAAGTATCTTGGGACTAGATCAAATACAAAAATATATCAGAGTTGCTCAGGGTTAGTCAACAGCATTGAAGATTACATATATGATGGTTCGGAAGTCTATCTACCAGAGATGGTTATAGAGTGCAATGAAAATGGTTTACTAAAACAACTTGGATATTCCCTATCTACACACTTTATGAAAGATGCTCCAGAGGGTACATCGCCTAATGATAACATAACATTGTGGACTGAGAGACATGAATCACATAATGCCTCAGTCGCAGGCATAGCCAGTATAGCAGATTGGACAGAAGAATTATCTACATGGGAACAGAATCCAAATGCTGTATTTGGTGCTACGATTATGACTGCAACAGCTGATGGAATTAGTAACGAATATATTTACGGATTAGGTTAAATTTAGATTTGCACCATTACTGGTTGAGTGTCTTGATGCTCCACTGCCCTTACCACCACCAGCTTTACCTGATTGACCAGTCATAGAACCATTTGAACCGCAACCTTGTTGTTCGCCACCACCATTGTTGCCACTGTTACCAGTATCGCCATCGCCTCCGTTAGATTCATAATTACCACCAGCACCACCATTACCACCTGTGCCGCCTGTACCAGCGTTAGTTCCTCCACCAGAACCACCTTGACCTCCTTGGCCTCCCTCGCCACTATTCTTTGCTACCCAACTCGAACCATTCCAGTAATATCCAGCACCTCGGCCTCCTCCGCCGCCGTTACCACCGCCACCGCCTGTGCCTCCATTGTTACTACAAACACGGTAAGAACCGTGACAGAACCAACCAGAGCATCTTCTACCGCCTGAGTGACCACCGCCACCTCCTTGACCGCCCTTGCCGCCACCGCCTCCTCCGCCGCCACCGCCTCGGAGTCTGTTATTGAAGTGTGATGTTGGCATTGATATAGTTGAGGAGACAATCATACCTTTGCCGCCACTCTCTCCGCCATCTCCCTTACCACCGCCACCGCCATCGCCTGTATTACCACCACCAATACCTTTTTCTCCAGCATATCCTCTGACTACAGGAGAACCACTCGTGTTGTTGATTCGGAACGTTATTGAACCATTACCACCACTATTGAATCTGATCGCTGGGTTAGAACTGCCATCAGAACCCACGTTACCGCCAATGTTTAGTTGTTTGGTAACAGTCGAGGTGTAAGTGTTATCCCCAAATACCTCATATCTTGCCTGTAGGTGCATCCAATTACCATTTGCAGTCGCAGTGACCTTACTGACTGCATTTCTTAAATTACTGAATGATATTGGGCCACTTGTGGGTACATTATTATTTGCCGTGATGTTACCTACACCTGTGCCTCTGTAGTATGCACCTATACTTGTGCCACTTGTAAATGCACTATTAATTGCACTTAACGCTATCGCTCCAGTAGCGAAGTGAGTGGTGTTAGATACATCTAAACTACCATTACCCACTGCTCCAGAGGTAAAGTCTCCCAGAACGTTATTAGATATATCAGAATAATTTTTTGCTGATGCCACATCATAGGTTACATCATACATTCTATCGTTATCTTCAGCATCTATCGCTACAATCTTATCTGAACTAGCATTATAGTGTGCTGCCACACCTGTCATATACTTGACACAATCTTTTAAGTCTTTATTTTCAGTGAAGGCAGTGCCATTTCTTCTGAAGATCGCATTGACATATACAACACCCTCAGAGAAAACATTACTGGCTATATTTAAGTATTCGTTTATCTTTATCTCATCTTCAATTCTTGACTCAGAAGGTACGATATGTATTCTCTTTGACCCCTCAGTCGTCCTTGAGTCGTCATAATCGTTATCGTGAAACCAAACGTAACAAATAAAGTCTCCAAGTGTTACAAGAGTTTTATAGACCTTTTCATGGGCACATATCTCTCTTGCTACGGAAGGGTTTACCTCAGTCCTCTGTAGCTCTGGGTTAGAGTTTATCTCATAATCTGTCTGATAGTCAGAATTAAAATCCATTTTGGTCGGTTTTCATGCCAATAGTATTTATTATGGTATAATATATAGAAGTAAGAGCAATAAAATTATGAGTCATAAAGATGAACTGACTGAGAGAGCAAGAGTCTTACAGTCAGAGATACAAGAAATAAATAGAAATTTTGAACTTAAGAAAGAAGAGTTTTTGAAAGTGCAGGGCGCTCTTGAAATGTTACAGATTCTTGAGAATGAAAAAGGAAGCAAAGAAACTTGACGAACTAACAATCAAGAAGTTAAATCCTAAGATGTGGAAACTTCTTTATGAAAAAAATGTTAAGAAAAAGAAAAGGGGTTGACAAATATACAATCCAATGATACATTGTAGATACGTCAAGAAAGCGAGCGTTGCTCGGGATCTTCGACAGCCAAATCAAAACAATTATTATGACAACCATTCCATACCTCGATAGCGAGGAGTTTATTTCAAAGCACAGTTTCGTTACCTTTGGAAACCTAGTTGAACTAGAAGTTCAAAACAAAATTTATTTAGAATTAAGTTTTCAATCCATAGAAAGATGGAGCGACAAACAGAGGAGAGAATATATAAAATCAATTTTAAGAGGTTCAGTTCCTACACCAATAGTTCTAGCTCACATAGAATCTTGCATGAACTATTGTGCTAAAACAAAGGGAGAGGATTCTGAGGATTATATCTACTTCAAATCTTTATTTGATGATGGATTCACTTATATTAGTGTTGATGGCAACAATAGAACTAAGGGTTGCAAGAGGTTTAAGAATGATGAATTTGCTCTTAGTTTAAAAGAACATAGTATCCCTGCCATCAAGTATGCAAATTACAAGAAATGGAGTCCAAAGAATGATAATCGTACATATCGTACACTGCCTGCTTATGTCAGAGATCATTTAGACCAACAAAATCTTTGTGTTTACATCATAAAAGATGCTGACCTTGAAAGATTACATCAAGAGTTTAGAGCTATCAACAGCGGAATGGCATTGAACGATCAAGAGTGGAGAAACTCTTTTATATGTAACCTAGCACCCGCTGTTAGAGATATTCCAGTTCAGTTTCCAGAATTTTTTGATAAGTATTGGACAGAGAAAGGACAGAGAAGAAGGAAGCATGAACAGTGGATAGTCACTTGTTTTGTTCACGCCACTAGATCAGGTAACATTGACAAAAAAGAAAGAGACGCCGCTTACGATAACTTGATGCCAGAGTATGATAACAGAAAACGTGTTCAAGAGATTATCAAAATCATGGCAAGAATGTGTGTCAAGTATGATAACAACAACGTATTGAAATCAGAGGCAACTCTTACAGATTTGTTTATGTTTATCAACTGGTTATTTGAACATAACTACAAAATCAACAACGAAAGAAAGTTGTATGAGTGGTTTGAACTTACTTTTCTAAAAGTAAAAAATGCTAAGACAACAACTACTGACCCAGTTACAGGTAAGAAGAAAAAAACTGCCATAATCTTATACGAAGATGGAAACGGAAGCAACGTTAGAGATTATGTTGGTGCTCAAAGATCAACCAACTTATGTCACAGAGAGGCGAGATTAGGAGTCTATACTGTTTTTGGAAACTACCACGAAAAATATGGAGATAGATTGCCTGAATTACCAGAAGATGTATTGATTCAGAAGGACACCAAGAGAGCATTTCCTGTATCTTTCAGATTTCCACTATGGGAACAGCAGAGTGGTAAGTGTGCTCTAACTGGTATAGAGATACCACAATCAGATATTTTTAACGGACAAAAATATGTGATAGACCACAAAATACCACACGCTGCTGGAGTTGAGGAAGGTGGAACTACTACCTTTGAAAATGCTCAGTTAGTTTGTTATGATGAAAACAAGAATAAATCAGACAAGATAGAACTTGTTAGATTATGAGCATAGAAGTTTACGATAACTTCCTACCAACAGAGGTTTTTACGCCCATCAGAGATTATATCTTTGGTGGGCGTATGCCATGGTATTATAGTTCTAGTTCAGTAAGACCTAATGACAGTTGCCCACAGTTCTCACACGCCATGTATGTGGACTCTGAACCTATATCTGATGTGTATAACATAGTTAAACCAATATTCCATACACTCAAACCATTTGCTTTACATAGATTGAAGTTCAATGCTACACCTAGAACAAAAGATATACAAAAGAAACCACTGCACGTTGATGTGACGGGGCCATGTGAGAGTCCTGACCCGCCTTATCCTAATGTGCCAGACTATCATATATGTGTCTTATATTTCAATGACAACAACGGATATACATATTTTGAGGACGGACAAAAGGTAGAGTCAAAAGAGAACAGAGCAGTGTTATTTCCAGGCGATTTGCTTCATGCTGGAACGTCATGTACTGATGCTGACCTAAGAGTCGTGCTTAATATAGATTATTGTAAGTGGAATTAAATGGATTTATTTCCTACGTTATTAGAAGAATATGATCTCACAGGGGCGCCTGGTGTAGATGAATTTCATAATCATGTAAAGACCAATGGTAAGAGTCATGAACACTCATTAGCAGTGAATGGCGTGAGTTCACATGGAGGCTGGGATCCCCTGCGAGACAAGGTATCTGAACCAATGCTGGTTACATTTCAGCAGTGTTGTAATCATTTCTCAGAGAAGATGGGCAACTGGCCTGTCGTGATTAGTGGTTCATGGTATAATATTCTACCCAAAGGTGGTAGAACAGAGAGACACAGACATGAATCGAGTGTAATTAGTGGAGCATATTACATTGATCTACCAGAGGGAGATTTTGGTAAATTTTTCGTGGTATCGCCATTACAACCATATATGATGTGTGTTCATAATGTGAAGGAGACACCCTACGGAATGTACTTTTATGATGTTCCCATCAAAGAGAAACATCTATATTTGTTTCCGTCATGGTTAGAGCATGGTAGTAGAGTAAACAATACTGAACATGACAGGTGGACAGTAAGTTTCAATACTTCTCAATGTAGTCATGATATGTTAGACCCTGCCTATGTGGAGTCAGTATGGGGTAAAGGACATGAGGGTAGTTGACATACTGCCAGTGCAATTAGGTGTAGTGATGTACCCAGAGCATGATAAAGTTAAGTCGTTATTGATTGATGAGATTCAAAGTCATGGTGATGAATACGAACACAAAAAAATAGATGCTGTCACCAAATCACTTGAACATTTAGATTACTACTCGCCGTTATCAAATGACAAGTACAAAGAGTTTAGAGAGTGGATAGAACTACAGGCAGAGATATATGCTAAGGACATACTAGGTTATGATACGTCAGATTTTCTACTGACAGACAGTTGGATAAATGTGTGTGACGCTGGTGGTAAGCAACTACCACATTTCCATATAAATGCCGCTGTGTGTGCTTTATATTATGTTAACTTTGATGATTCGTCACACTCGCCAACTTATTTTTATCGTCCTAATGATAGTCAAAAGTATCCTGATTACTACTCATATATGTTGACTAATCATAAGCATACCAAGTATAATAATATAAATGAGGTGGTAGGATTGGAAGGTTCGTTGTTGTTGTGGCCAGCGAATTGTGTTCATGGTTATGGAACTAATTACACAGACAATCGAATTACTATATCCAGTAATCTTATGCCTAGATATATTAATTCCTTTGAAGTGATGCCATTGACAAAAGATGAGAGACACACTGCCATGACAACATTTAGGTCTGGACAACTATGGGATAATCCTGATTTATAATATGGAAGTTATTAACGTACTACCAACGCCAGTGGCAATCATACCTTGCCCCTTTCATAGTAAAGTAAAAGAAACTATACTGGCAGAGATAGAAGAACAGAAACAAAATCAAATAACATATAGTGCCAACTCAGAACAATTAAAACATATTGGTCATTACTCAGTATTACATAATGATGAGAGATACGGCAGATTTAGAAACTGGTGTGAACAACAAGCAGAGTTGTATGCTAAGGAAGTCAAGGGAGATTATATACAAGAGACAGTTCAAGTTACAGATAGTTGGATAAACATTTCAGATAAAGGTGGGTATCAATATCCCCATCATCATGCTAATTCTTATTTGTCAGCAATATACTATGTTAATTTTGATATGGCAAGAGATCATGTGCCCACATATTTTACCAGAGATACTAATTTTATAAATGCTCCTGCTCTCAATTTTATCACAGGAAAAAATACAGAGTATAATCAAAACAATGAAGTTTTATCGAATGAGGGAGAGTTAGTCATATTCCCATCACAGTTGAATCATGGTTATGATGAGAACACAGGATACAATAGAATATCGTTATCAATGAACTTTATGCCTACTATCGTTACCAATGGGGATTATGGGTGGCGATGTGTCAATCTTAACCAGAGTGAAAGAAAAAAAGCATTTGATGAAAAAGAGGGGTTGCCAAATAATTGATGATGCCCTATAATAAATAGTGTGAGAAACAAATCTATCCCTGCGCCTTTCATAGGAGTGCGGCAACTGGATTTTGTTTCTCGACACCCTATTACTAAAATCATGGCACTTTGGAGAGCAGTTGTCAAAATAGACAACAGACTACTATCAACAGAATTTGAAAGTCTGAGCAACTTTGGTTCTGACGCCAAGATGGAAGCAATGGGTAGATTCGGAACACAGGATATAACATTATATCCAAAGTCCGAAGGGCGAAGAGGTCGAGTGTGACATTATTGGGAGTGTCACATGGGGGTTGCCTTTAAAAAGTAAATATACTATTATAAAGAAGTGGAGAGAGGGTTTGTGTTTGTTCCTCTGCTCCACTTCTTTTTTTATTATGAAAATTCCTATCACTATTGAATCGAACTCTCAACAAGAGGCATTTGATTGGTATATCATTGCTATGAAAGATTATGGCACTGCTGTTAGAACACTTGATATAATGAAAAAATTATATCAATATCAGGAGAAAGGCATTATTGAATTTATAGGCGATTTTAAATATGAATGGCAATATGCTTTGAGGTGGAACAAAACAGAATTGAAGAAAAGAGGTTTAATTAAAAAACACATAAAAGGAAAACACACTTATTGGACTTTGACATGACAAATTTAGTATTTCATCAAGCAACTCAGAAAGTCAAGGTGCTTCAATGGACAGAGAAACTATGTCGTTGCCTTGAACAACAATACAGAGATTATTCAGTACGCTCTATCGTTAATAATCAAAATAAGGCAGATAAACCTGACCCATATCTACAGGAAAAGGTTAACCAAATTGAGTCTGGAGAAGATGATAGAATTAGTTTTTTCATAGAAAATGGCAGAAAGTACTACAAAGTTTGCCTACGCTGGAAACAAGTCAATCGTCAGTTTAAAGATGACATAAGCGTCCATTGCTTCGTTGATAAATTATCAGGAGAAGTATATAAACCAGCAGGGTGGAAACAACCCGCTAAACACGTTAGATTCAATATGAGTGATGACATTGACAGAGCAAAACTCTACAACGTGTGTGATTGGGCGGGTGGTTATCTCTACCTTAGATAACATATAACGTACTAAATAACTAAAAAGAATAAATTATGGGTTACGATTCACTTACTTCAGATACAGAGACACTAACAAAAGTTAAGTTAGGTCAAGTTGATAGACTTAAGAAACAACTACAAGCGTCAATGAGAACCATTGGCAATCTTGACGAGAGATTGACTACACTAGAGTCAATGGTTCAAGCGGCATTATTGAAACAGCAAGATGACATTGCTGCACTTGTTATTGAGGTCAATTCTTTGAAAGGATTACTTGAAGCAAAGGAAGCATCAAAGAAATTTGACATGGACGCTATGCCTGCTCAATATGGCGGTGCTGGAGCGCCTCCGATTGGATAGTTGCCAAACTACCAACAATATGTAATACTAGATTTGAAAACACAATTTTTTTTATGGAAGATGAAATGATTGATCTCTATGAGATCGCTGAATCAAATGATGATTGGATTCATTCAATAGAGGGAGTCGAGGAAGTATTCGACCCTGAGACACAGAAACTACTAGCACAGTTCTAAAACTGTCACAATGACCCTAGAATCTAGGGTCATTTTTTATTATAATATGATTATTGACACAAACACTATGGAATTGAGAGATCATCAAAAAGAGATCATACAGTTGATGACAACACAGCAAAAGGGCAAGATACTTGTACCTACTGGCGGTGGCAAAACAATGTGTATGATTCAAGATGCCAAGTGGCGATTCAGTATGCCTATGCCACAGACCATAGTTGTTGTTGCTCCTAGAATATTATTGGCAAATCAACTATGTTCAGAGTTCCTTGAGCATATTGATAATGTGGCAGTGTGCCATGTTCATAGTGGAGACACACACCATTTCCAGACCACTCGCCCCAAAGAAATGGAGCAGTGGTATCACAATACTGTCAAGAATATCTTGATATTTACAACATATCATTCACTTCACAGAATACAGGAAGCACAGGATATTGAGGTGGATACAATTTACTTTGATGAAGCACACAATTCAGTACAGAGTAATTTCTTACCCGCTGTCAAACATTTCTCAAACTATGCTAATCGTAAGTATTTCTTTACTGCTACACCTAAGAACAGCAGAAACCCTGACATGGGTATGAATGGTAAAACATTTGGCAAAGTTATTGCTCAAGTGCCTGCTCCTGATCTAATTGCTAAAGGTTACATCATACCGCCTAAAGTGAAGGCAGTGAAGTATCCAGTAGGTCATTTCAGTAGTCAAGAAGAGATTGACAAGAAAGTTATCCTTGACGCTCTCAAGAATGAGACACACATGGATAAAGTATTGGTCACATCTAAATCAACTACCAATATTCGTAACCTTATCACAAAGACAGATTTTCAGGCAATATGCCATACTATGAAATACAATGTCTTATGGATTACATCAAAGTTTGGTGCTATCATCAATGGCAAGAAAGTAAACAGAGAGACATTTTTCAACATAATGAACAAGTGGGGCAATGACCCTGAGAAAAAGTTTGTTATGTTTCATCACTCTATATTATCAGAGGGTATGAATGTCAGCGGACTCACTGCTGCTATTCTTATGAGAAACCTTGATCTTATTACTATGGCACAGACTATTGGTAGAGTTATCAGACTTGACAAGAGTGATGCTGCTAGACTAAAATCAGGAGAACTAAAACCACAGAGCGAGGGTTTCAAGAAACCATTTGGCAAGATGTTCGTGCCAGTGTACAACAATGTTGGTATCTCTACAGAAAAGAGATTACAGAATGTTGTTGACACTATCTTTATCAAAGGAGAGGCACAGGAATCAATCATTAACAGAAAAAAGTAACTAGATAGTACAATGGAATCAAACAAAATGGATAAAATCCGTAATCAATGTTTAGCAAAAATGGAAGAACATTATGCTAAAAGAATAGAGAAATTAATTGATGAAATGAGACTAGAAGATGCTGAGTCTTTATGTCAAGAAATGACATTTGAAGGCGAGGAGGGCGAGGATTGTGACTTGTTTCTTGATGATTTAACTTCGTGGTTAGATCAACCATTTCCAGGCAGTGATTTGAAATTTTACGATAAAGATGACTAAAGAAGAAAGGCAAATTAAAAAAGAATTGATGAACATAGTTTATCCTAATCATCTAAAATATTTGAAAAAATTAAAATCTGAATTGAAAAGAGATAAGGGCATGAAACCTAGAAGAAATTGGAATCCATTTAAGAAAAAGAAATGAGTGCTGAAAGTTTATTATTGTTTGCTATTGGTATTAATAAGTTCAAAGTAACTAATTGGCAAGAGAAGAAACCAGAGTTATTAAAATTAATTGAACTGGATAGCAAGGATATAGTAGAATGCCAAACTGACTACTACAAACATCAAACAAGACCGCCATATTTTGACAGTTTTGTTAAGATTTTGTCGGAAGATTTGGATAACTTAGTAAATACATTTACAGAGGGATTGAGTGAGCGTTATGGTGGAGAGTGCCCAGTTCAAAGTTTAGATACTTGGCAACTATGGTCACAGAGATATGTCAAAGGACAATATCATGGTTCACATAATCATGGCATGATGAATATATCATGTGTGTTATATGTTGAGTTTGATGAAAAGGAACATATCCCTACTACATTCTACTCGCCATTTCCTAATCCCTACTATGGCACAATAAGTAAAGCAACGCCCCCTGTATCAGAGGGAGATATAATTGCTTTCCCATCATTATTATTACATGAATCGCCTGTATCGCCATCAGACAAACAGAGGACAATTATGTCTTTTAATATCCCATTGAGATAATGTATAAGATTAACGTAACTTTAACAGATAGGCAATATAACCTATTGAGCGAAGCACTATTCTATTATTCAGAAGAAAAGGATAGCGTTGCCAGTTCTATTGAAGAACTAGAGGATTTAATTGATGCCTCTACAACTAAGATAAAGAGAGATCGAAAGTATTTGAATCCAGAGTGTGACATTTGACAAACTGGCACACAGAGGGTTGTATTGTTGCCATGATGTACTATTATATAAATGTGAGAGGCATGGGTGGGCGACCCCAGAGGAAGATGCCCTTTAAGTTGAACCTCTCTCACTTTTATGTTATAATGGTTCTATGAAGAACAAACACTTGGAACACATTGAAGATCATGTGCTTACTGGTAAGCAGGGAGCACTTGATGCTATCAGGTTTTTAGATACTAAACAGAGTCAGGTATCCGTCAAGTATGATGGCGCTCCCGCCATAGTATATGGAACTAACCCTGAGAATGGCAAATTCTTTGTAGGAACTAAATCAGTATTCAATAAGAGAAGAATCAAGATAAACTATACTCATACTGATATTGAATCTAATCATGGACATACACCTAGAGTCGCTTCTATTCTACATATATGTCTTGATAGATTGCCACAGAATGAGGGCATATATCAGGGCGACTTTATTGGTTATGGTGGTTCAGATACCCATACACCAAACACAATTACATATAAATTTGATGATGTAATTGACGATATTGTTGTTGCTACTCATACACAATATATTGGTGCTACCATACAAGAGTTAGATGCTGAGTTTCACTACAGAGAGTCTAAAAGTTATGGTGTACATTTTATTGATACAAGTGCATCAATATCTAAAAGACATTTCAGATTGAACTTACTTATTACACTTGCCAAAACTGTAATACCATTTGTCAAGTTTCCAGACAGTAATGATATACCACAGTTGAAAGTAAGTATCAACAGTTATATACGCTCAGGTCAATCACTTGATGCAGACAAATTGGCGAGTGATACAGGATACTCTAAAAACTTATTTCATTTATACAATATGATAATTGAGATAAAAGAATTACTCATGGAAGGTATCACTACTACAGAGAATGTTCAATGTCTATTTGATAGTGTGCCTTATGAACATGAGGGTTATGTAATGTCTAACAAATATGGTACATTCAAACTTGTAAAACGTCAACAGTTCAGTTACGCAAACTTCAACAACAGACAGTTCAGATAGTGGCACACAGGTGGTTGTATTCTGATCTGGTGCCTATACAATAATAATATAACAAACAAACAATTATGAAAAAAGTTTCACTCAACTTTATTGTGGATAACTTAACCGAGTTAGGTTGGGATTATTCATGTGGCAGAATGTCAAGATCAGGCATGGAAATCTATGATGGTATCATGCGCCATGTTGGTATTATAGAAGAGACAGAGCATTGGAATGAAGATGTCTATGCTGATTCTAACGGAGATTGGTAGAATGAAAGTATCACAATTAATTGAGTGGTTATCTCTACAAGATAAAGATGATGACGTAACCTTTTACTATCTCAAGAATGATACTCTAACTAATTGTCAGTTAGAAACCATTATTGAAACTGACATGGGTGTAGAGTTTACAATTCAAGATACAAGCGAACTACTAGAGGAGGCAGTGTAATGCACACATATATTTTCAGAGATTTCAATGATTTGAGAGATCCAGAGGGCGTACATGGTTGCCATTTCAGACCAACAAAAACTCATGTAAGTGAGAAGTATGGCAGACATTTCTTTATTGACATTGGTATGCACTTTGTAAGTGCTCCTAGTCTTGAGAAGGGCGGATATGATGAAACACAGTTAGACTATGTTGGTTCATGGACAGACCTAGAAGGCGTAGTATTACAGGATTTGTTCGACATTTATCAGAATATGGTATTTGAATATCATCAAGAAGAGATAGATGCAGAGAGAGCAAACTATTATGAACTAGAGGAGGCAGTTGAAAAGGGCGAGATAACCTATTTGTAAACTGGCACATGGGTAGTTGATATTTCATATCACTGCCCTATAATAATACTATAACAAACAAACATTATGGAAATCCCAGAAAACAAAAAACAATTCGAGATTACCGAAAAGTTTATCGGTTGGGGTTCTGCTTTTGTATGGGCAGAAACCGCAGAAGAAGCAATCCGCCTTTATGAGAAGGGCGAGTATGATGACTATGAAACTGATTTTGACAATTTTCAAGATTATGAATTTGTAGATATTGAAGAAGTAAACCCTGCCTTTTATACAAAATGAGTTACACTAATAACGAAACAGCACTTCTTACTTTGATTTCAAACATCAATAACCAATTTTATTATATTGGAGAAGAAGATGACAAAGTAGCACCTATTGATGTAAAGAAATTTACTGAACATTGTGTTGCCTTTATTGATTCTTTGGAGATAGAAAAATGAAGCAAACCGCTTATCTTATTACAGATATTACCTTTGATTTTACAGATAGTCAAGGCGAGATAGACAAAGAAGAGCAAGAAGATATAGTATTCAATACTAAGGGCGTATGGTACGCCTTTGATGAAGAACATCTTATTGACAAAATATCAGATACTACTGGTTGGTGTATATCTGATATAGATTTCACTACTGACTTAATACACCCATTAACATCAATTAAATAAAATGCAAACAGTTCCCTATTATGACTTGCCCCAGAGTCCAATATTGATTATTGGATTCTTTGGTATTATGTTCACTCTAGTATTACTCTACTTTGTAAATAGAGCATACTTCAATAGTCCATTAAATGAGGACAAGAAAATTAAATGACTCTATCTAAAGAAACAATAGACAAATTAGCAGAGGCAATAACATTAGAGGTTATTGACTATATTAGCAATTCGCCTAAAACTAATACATTTTTGTATTCAATGATAAATGAGGCGTTATGCGAAAAACTAGGAAATAAAAATGAAGATGGTAGTTGCTCTTTTGATGGTAGTCAACTTGCCCCTGCTGTACTGGATAAAATGACACTATCATTAAATCCTACATTTATGCCTTCTGACCCTGCCACTTTATAAACTGGCACACAGGTGGTTGAATCACCTCTATCACCACATTATAATAAGTACATAACAAACAAACAATCATGTCAACTAATTCAAGAATCGGACTAAGACTCGCTGATGGTTCAATCTTATCAGTATATCATCACTGGGACGGATACCCACAGTGGTTAGGCGTTACTCTTAATCAACAGTATCCTACAAGAGAAGATGTTGCGGAACTTATTGATGGTGGTAACATGAGTTGTTGCTATACTCAATCAGGTTGGGAAATCGAAGATGAAGAGAAGTTAAAAGGATTACCATACAAACCTCTATACTACACAGAGAGAGGCGAGTCAATGGAAGAAAATGCTCCTAGACTTCACAAAACTACTTCACACTTTTTTGAGGACACTAATAAGTGTTGTGGAGAGTATGCTTACATTAAGGAACTAGACGGAACTCTAGAATGTTATGCTATTTCATACTGGAATGAAGAGACTAGAGACTTCAATGACGTATTCACACCTATCAAACAAGAGATACCCGCTGACTATCCACAGGAGTTGATGGCATGATCTATCCAAACGACTTAAAGACAACACTATTCTCAGAAATAGCGGAAATCCTAGAGGAGGCGGACAATTCCGCCCAATATGATATAGTTGATGCTATGATCGAACTAATGAATGAAGATCAGTTGAATCAACTAAGTGACATAATTACAAATTTGTATCCTAAAGACTAATGAATGACCCTACTCTTACAGCGGCAGAGTGTGACGCTTTAATTCACTTGATATTGAAAACACCTAACAGACTAACTGATAAATTTAGTGATGACTTTCAAGTCAATTTTAGAACTATTAGAAAAAAGTTAGGACATTTAGCAGATATTCAAGATGGCATACCACAGATGGGTGTGCCAGTTGACTAAGTTGCACAAGGGCAGTTGAAATTCAGTTTCACTGCCCTATAATAATAATATAACAAACACAGAGGTTTTTATGAACTCAGGTCAATCATCTACTGAACTGAATGATATGTTAACACAGTTCACAGAATATGTCTATTCATTCTATGGTGCTCCTGATGCACTATATCCTATGGGTGCTACTAAAGTAGATATTATTAGTGCTACCTATGACTATCTAAACGCTATTACTACTCTCAATAATGAGAGATTCACTTGGGGCGATGGCGATTCTATTGATAGAGAGAGAGTCAGAGACTTCTTAGTCAGAAACTACGGATATTCCACAGATTTTGATGGTGGTAGTCTATGGGCACTTGATGGTACATCACTAGATCAGGAGGCAGAGTAATGAACAGAGATTACATGGCAAATATGCTTTTCAATATTAATGACGTTGTTGAAACAATACAAGGTCATTCAATTAATGATGACATTATTGAAGAGTATGATGCAAGTCAATTTGAGAGTGAACCAAAAACATTAATGGATATTCCAAAAGATTGGGAAGGTTCAAGTATTTCGATTGGCGATTGCCTTTTAGATTTGCAGACTCATATTAATGAGTTATACAACTATTTTTCAGAGGAGGCAGAGTAATGGCATATTGTGATAGGTGTGGAAATTTTGATGAATCACACAGAGAGTCTATGGATTATCCAAAAGACTCTCAACATTGTATTCAAGATTATCAACCTGACTTATATTACTATTGGGATAGTCCAATAGAAGAGATTTACTATTGGCGTGATGCTGTGCCTCATGCGGATTGCCTTTGCGAAATATGCTTTGATATTCTAAACGAAGAAAAGAAAATAATCTGGGCAGACCACTAGGTAGTGTGCCAGTTCAAATACTGGCACATAACCAGTTGAATTACAATTTCACGCTACTATAATAGTAGTATAACAAACACAGAGGTTTTTAAAATGACTCTAACAAGAGATTTCAGTTATGAACAACTTGTAACTATCAAGGCATTCTTTACTGATGCAGAATGGGAGACAATTAGTGCTTCTCTTGAGGATTATGAGTGTTACGCTAATGATGAAGCGGCGGAAGAAGATTTGATTGGTGGTATTCCAGTTATGGATAGAATTAACTCTATTGATGACAAGATTAATCACTTATACAGGAGGTTAGGTTAATGGACAAAAAAGATATGAAAAAATTGTGTGATGATGCCTTTGATGTATTAGAGGTATTGGAAGATACAGTATCACATATATGTGACGAGAAAAAACTTAGTGGACTCAAGGTTTATACCTTTATAAGAGAGTTTGCTACACTTAAATTACAAGAGTTCCCCGAACCATTTAGTATAGAGGTAGATTAATGCAGAAACAAAACAAACAAAAAATGTTAGAGGCACAGAATCTAACTGACAAGCAATTCGCTGCTCTTAAAGAGTACTATGTTGACGCTATTGTTGAAGGTATGTCAACTAAAGATTTAGTTCATTATGTAACTGAAGATATGCAGAAGTGGATAGATTCGCTTACATTTAATGATGCTTTGGTAGAGTTAGAAGAATACTTTGATGAGTGTTTTACAGATACTATTGATGAGGTAATTGCTAATGTTGAATGATAGCGAACTAAGAACACTTATTAATGTAGTTGACAATTATGTAGAGGAAATTGAAAACTTTGATAGTGATATTGATGAAAAAGAAGTAGTCACTATTCTATTGAAGTTAGAGGATATGCTAACCAATCGTGGCGTGAATGTCAAGAGTGTGTGTGACAGTTAATAAAGTGGCACATGGGTAGTTGAAATTGGATTTCACTGCCCTATAATAATAGTATAACAAACACAGAGGTTTTATGAAAAAAGTTAAACCAAACCAAACATACAATATGCACGAAATTGGTGTTGTATTGAAGGGTTATCAAATCAATAACGCTATGGAGAATGCTTGGGCAACAATTCACAGTTATAATGATGGGAACTTTAAAGGCGATCTACAAAAAGCAATGGAAGTCTTAACATTACAGTATATCAAGGAGGGCAATTACTAATGAGTTGTTTACAGAATGAAATCATACTTGAATCATTATATGAGCAAGTATTAGAAGAGCACCCAGAATTATCTGAACTGGAAGCGATTAGACTAACCGAAGAATTATTCGAGGATTTAGCGCAATGAAAACTTTAATACTAACCGATCAAGAGTTTAATAAACTCTATGAAGTATTTGAACCAACTTACATTGCCTTGAAAGGCAGAGTAGAATTGAAATCTGACCTTTATGAAAGTAATATAAGAAATTATATATCACATGATATTATTACAAAAATGAGAAATTTAGATGGTGGTTTATGATGACTAGGGAACAACAAATTAAAGACTATGTAAGAGATCATTACAAATATTATGGATTTTATCCCTATGATGTTGTATTGAATATGGATACAGAGCAAGAAGAAACTCTCACTAGAGAAGAGTATATGGCGATTTACAATAAAAAGTAAACCCATTGTGTGCCAGTTATCAAAGTGGCACAATAGCAGTTGTTATTGGATTTCATGCTACTATAATAATAGTATAACAAACAAAGTTACATGAATTTCAAAAGAAATCCAAACACTAACTCAATCACTTTAACTTTTGATAGTGGTAGAGTATCCGATCTAAAGAATGCTTTAGACTTCGCTATTGATAATGACAATTCACTTGGGATAAGTGATGTTATTGATCTCACTTGTATGAGTGACTTGCTTGAGGAGGCATTAGCATGAATCAAGAAGTATATGAAGCGGTGCTAAAGTCTTATGACGAGGGCGATTTTGAGTTTTTCGATTTGAAAAACGATTTGTACTATCAATTATTTTATGGAGGCAGTGACTATGAACTTTGCGATTAGAGAACTTGAGTACTTACTTGAGTGCTTGAACTTTCACTATTCTGAACATAGTGATGAAAAAAGTAAATACATGGCACTTAATTGTGAACTATGTTATAGACTTGAAAACGATATGAAACAACAAAAAGAAGTTTATCGTTTACAAGGGCGTGACTATACTGGTGTTCAATCAGTTGTTAATCAAGTTGACCCTTATGGATTAGAGTCCATTACTGAAGGCGACTACGATTCAGAGGGGAATTGGATACATGAATGAATATAGAGTTATTGCTTCAAGAGTAACAAATTATGTTGCATATATTGAAGCGGAAGATGAGCAAGAAGCAGAATTACTTGCTCTTAATGGTAACACAGATTGGCAATTTCTTGATGATGATGACTATGAAGTCTATGAAATTGAGGAGGCAGATTAATGAAATTAGACATAACATTAAATGAACTAAGTATCATTAATTGCGCCTTAGATGACTACTATGACTTTATGGTTGCATATTATAGGACTAGCGAATATTATGAATGTAAAGAAATTAAGTCAATTAGAGATAGAGTAGATGCTATTACATTCAAAGAAAAAGAGAAAGTAGCAAAAAAGCAAGCAAGTCAACCTAAACCTGAATGGTAAGAAAGTCAACCTGAAGTGTGCCACTTATCAAACTGGCACACTATATGTTGTTTTATGCTTTCATGCTATTATAATGATAGTATAAACAAACATAGGAAATTATGCAATTTCAATCTGAATCACTCAATACAGTTGTTGACTACTATGAGGTTAAGTATTTTATCCCCTATGGCACTGAAGTCAGTAAGAATGTTAGACTTAAGGTAGTCACTTATAAAGGTAAGACATTTGAGAGAGCACCTATTAATGTATATGACATGGCGGAGGAGATCGACATTTTACTTGAAAATAACTATGCTGTAACTATCAATACAAAAAGACCTGCTCAGTTTATGGGTAAAATGACAGTTGACAAAGTGGCACAAGCAAGGACTAAATTCTAGTCCTATCCACTATAATAGTAATATAACATACAAAGGCATTATGAGTTACGTTAATCCTACTGACCAATTCAGATATGAGATCGAAACAGAATCGCATGATCTAGGTATTACTTACGTTTATACTGATGATGTTGACAATGCTGTTCAATACTGTTGTGACGTATCTAGAGATTATCAGACAGCATACTCACTTGTTAGAGATAAGTTTACAGGCGAGATTTTAAAAGTCAAGTCCAGTTAGGACACTTTATAAAGTGGCACACTGCCACTTGAATCCATTATTCACGCTACTATAATAGTAGTATAACAAACATAGGAGATTATGCCCTACACTACTGAACAATTCAATAATGATGTTCAAAAGTTAAGAGACTTAATGAACAAGTGTGAAGAGTTAGAAAAGAAAAAAGTCATCAAACTTGGAACTAATGTTAAGTCCAAAATACATGATGATCTAGAGGGCAGTGTAGTCCTATTGGATAGAAGCAGTAACTATGCTGTAGTCAAAACTCATATAACTGACTATGAGATTATGACAGTTGAAGCATACTTAAGTGATCTGGAGGCGGTATAATGTTTATAAACAATACTCAAAAACAAGTAGTTGATGCTCTCAATCAACGTAAGTATTTAAAGTTGAATGACGGATTAAGAATAAGGGCGATAGATTCTCGAACTACTGGAATCTATGCCTATGGGCGTAAATTTGCAGAAGTAGTATATAAAAATGATTTTTTAGATGATGTTGTATCAAGTGAGACTCACTATATTATAGAAGAGTTTTTGACATTTTACATTAAATCAAACATAGCGGATAAATGGAAAAAGTTTTTTGATAAGGTGCTTTTTTCTAACATACTAGGGTGCGGAGTGTCAATAGATGATGTGCCAGTAATTAAAGTGGCACAAGCAGTGTAGATTTCATATTTCAATCCATTATAATAAGTACATAACAAACAAACATAGGTTTTTCAAAAATGACCAAAACAGAGAGACTAATCAACAGAATCAAAGAAGTTGAGAACTTTGAAAATGTTGCATGGGTATGCAAGAATTTTTCAGATTTTTGTGATGAAGTGCTCGAGTGGGGAGTAGATCACGCTGCAGGCGTGGATTTTGATGATCCTGACCTTGATTTTGATGCACTTGACAATGCTATTGCATCAATCGGTTTACCACCATCAGAGTGCTTATAATGAAACAAGAATTAAACGGAACTGAATCACTTGATGAATTATTCGCTCTATATGACGATAATTTACTCAATTACTTTGCGGGCATGAGTCCATCAGAATCAAAACGATTCAATAAAATGATTAAAAACAACAAAAGGAGAAAATCTTGAAACTTGACTTAAATACCGAACAATTAGAGTTTTTACAGTTCATTCTTGACAACTTTGAATATAATGATGATGAAGAAAGGGCGTTAAAAGACTCTATTGAATCCCAGTTATATGAGGTAAGGGAGCAAGATTTACTTATTGCTATGAAAATAGCGTCATCACACATTAACCCATTAGGAGGCAATTAATCATGGACACTTCAAAACTTAGTGACGTTAGTGTTAACGTTAACCTAACATTTTATCAAGTGCAAATTTTGAGAGAACTTGCTATTGAAGAAAAGCGTGCTCTATTTGAGGAGAGCGGAGGTGCTTTTGAAGATGACTACATTACAGAATTAATGTTAATAGATGAAAGTCTAGTCAACGTATTAGACCAAACAATAGTTAATAATAGTGATAAAGTTAGTGAATCTAATTATGACTATGAGATTAAATCTTTGAACTTTAGTTGACAGTTTTAATGAGTGATTAATCGTGCTTAATTGTTACTTAGTGGCGTACATCAATGCTTTGCGCTTATTGTTATAAGTCCACTAATTAACAATTTTATCGTGTAATTCGTCTTTATTAGTCTTACATTATCCTAGTCACTTTGAGGCGAACGAAATTTTTTTTAGAAATAATGTAGTGCTTAAGTATAACATAAGCGTGGAAAGTTTCCCCACTAAATAACAACATAAGAAGGAAATATGCGTGCTATTGTTGACATTTAGTATAATATCTGTTAGAATTAAATGTAATCCACCGCCTCAATCTTATGGACTCTCATTCTCAATCAGTAGATAAAGTTACCCGCTATCGTGTAACAATAGATTTTACAGTAAGTGAAGCAAACTGTATGCCCCCAAGTAACTGGAATTGGAATAAGTTACTAGAATTAAATGATAGTAACCGAGAGAGAATAAAGTCGTTATATGTTGAAAATCTGGGAGAAATTGCCTATACTAAGTGTAGCACTAAGGAGGCAATCTAATGGGCAAAGTAAAGCAAACTGTCAATAAATGCTTCGAGGATAGTGAAGCGTTTATAAAGAGATTATCAGATAGTGATGATAATTTTAGTGATGACATTTACGAAGGTTATGTAACAGAAATTGAGTACGAATCTTATGACCCATAGTGAAGCAAATAGGTTGCTAAGTGCGCCCTTATTTAATAAGAATGAATTGGCACTTATTAAGTTATTAGTATTAGAATCCCTTAGTAAATATGACAACATAAGTGAAGCAAACTGTAAGGGAAATATCTATAAGTTACTAACAACAATTAAGACAAAAGTACATGCATTAAGTAATGAATTATAATGCTATTTTAGATGCTATTTGCTTCATTTAAGCACATTAATTGCAAATATTCAAAAACATTTAAAAAGGTAAAATAAACATATAAGTGTTTATTATCTCTTTATACATTTTTAGATAAAATATAAAGAATTAATGCTGTATCTTATAGACATCTAAGGGCGCATTATATCACAAAACCGCAGAAAAGTCAACCAGTACTGTGCCACTTTATGAACTGGCACAAAGGGACTTGCATAATCCTGTCAAGTATGATAGGGGGAGAATTGTAACAAATTGATATAATTATTGCGGAGCAGCATGAGTGTCGAAAAGTTTATAGATCCTACCCCGAATCTCTTATATACCAATTATAGGGCATCGGAGCGAACTTGTCAACCACTTATGCCGCCTATTGTGCCACTTATTAAACTGGCACATGGCCTGTTGTATTGGCATCATGAGGCATTATAATAAGTACATAACAAACATCATTCTTAAAACACATGAGAGTAATTGAAAAGAACATGAACACCGCTATCAGAAACGGCAAGGACTTCCGCTCTGGTAACACTTCTGTTACTCATTCAATTAACGCCGCTGGACAGAGAGAGGCGATTATCAAATTACACGGCAATCACATTGCTACAGTAATGAATGATACAATGCTACTATTTGACGGCGGTTGGCAATCTAATACAACTAAGAGCAGATTAAATGCTTTATGCTATGAGTTTGCCACAGGGTTCAGCGTAATCCAGCGTAATTGGGACTGGTTCGTGGCAGACTTCCACGGCAACCGCCAAGACTTCGCCGACGGATTCGAGTTGGCGATATCATAGGACAGTTAAACAAACTGGACCAAGGGGGCTTTATTAAGTCCCTTTTTTATTGTATAATAGGACCAATTACAACAGACACACATGGCCGCAAACAACATTAAGCAGCAGACTACATTAACAATGGCCGATGGCCGCCGCATTAAGTACACGGTATTAAAGAGAAGCAGTGCTGGTGCCACTATGGCCAAGCGTAGCTGGAATAACGCCGCCCCTAAAGGCAGCTTTATGCACGCTGGCATGCCAACACACATGGCACACATTAACACAGGTAACAAGGCAAGTAAAGCCGCATAGTGACACTTTAACAACTGTCACATGGCCTCACATATGTGGGGTCTTTGTGTGTATAATAATAATATAAACAAACACAGGTAACACACATGAGAAACGGAATTGATCAACCTTACACAGGGTTAACACAGGACCAGTATCATGATCTAAATATTAAACTTTACGACCTTATACAGAGTCTAGAATATAAAGTAGACTCACCTGACTTAATTAATGCACTTAAGGTTAACTTAGACTGGTTTGAAATGAATGATGTAGCCCTAGATGAATTCTAGGGTAAGGACACAGCTGGCTATACTCACACTTTAGCCAGTTGTTTTGTTTATTATGTTCCGTGTTATAAAAACCGATAAGTCCCTAACCTACAACGAACCAAAATCGAGAGCTATATATTATTCGTATTCAAAAAAATTTTGGATATAAAAAATGCCCCAGTAGGTTGACTCTAGGCAGAGGTTGTGTTATACTTAAGGAGTAAACAAACAGTAAAGCACATGATTGAAGGAGTTGTATTAACACTTGTATTGATGACCTTTTGTATAGGTTCAGCAATCGGTATCGTAAACTATGGAACAAAGGGTAGGTTCTTTTAATGGCGGTTTATAACGACTATGAGATTCGTATAAACATTAATCAGTTGATTGAGAAGAGGATCCCTTGTTGTGATCTTCTTCATCCTGATCATTGTTTAACTGAGAAGCAAGTGGCAGAGATAGCCCATGATGTAAGAATGGATATAGACTTACATCCAATCTACAAGCAAGTGGATAGACATATCATGGCATATGTGGAAGCAGCTGGTATTGATAATAAAGAGCATTGGGTTGAAGAGAAACTACTTGATCTTCCTGATGAGGAAGGTATAAGTTTTGATTAAGGAATTGTAAAGAGGTCATTATGGCGATATATAAGAATAATAGGATAGTGATTGATTTAAGTGAGTTGGTAGAAATCCGCTCTCAGGTTATCAATCAGGAGCTCAGTGAGTATGATGTTGAACAGTTAGCGTCTGCATTACAGCATACCTTAACTTGGGATACTCTATTTCATATGATTGATACTGCAATACTTGACTTTAAGGGCATGAATCCTGTTGAGTATGGTAGTATTATGAATGATAGTTGGTTGTTGGAGATTGAGCGTAATAAAAAGAAGTTTAAGATGGTAGATTTAAAAGGAGGTTCATGGACTATTCAAGTACCACAGCGGATAAAGGAGTAAAGTCTTATCACATTTATTTCGAGGATAAGTGTTTGTTTAAGAACTTGAATGAAGAAGAGTTTGATTTGATATGGGCGAAGATATATCGTTCGTATCATACAGATAGTGTGTCGTTTGTTTCTTGTATTGGGGATGAGTGTAAGTTGGAGGAGCAAAGTTATTAATGCACTCACTTGATCATTTGGAACACTATACTAAAGGATGGATTGATCATTTACAGGAACCTACCGAGAGTGGGGTATCTAGATGTCCTTATGCAAAGAAAGCCACTCACAGATATAGAAAGGTACATGACTATCACTCTGCATATGACTTCTGGGAAGCAGTGTCAGAGGAGTGTGATAAGTTTAATGGTGATTATGATGTCGTACTTGTGGCTGCTGCAACGAACAATCAGCATATAGATGATCAGATACTGGGTGGAGGAGTTGATGCAATTAATACCTTTTTAAATAAGAAAGCACAGGGTCTATGGCTCGTGTTTAAGTATGACCATGTGTTTACCATTGTTATGATTCAAAAAATTTCTTTTTTAGACGACGCATCGAGGGTTCTGGAGAGTAAGGGTTACTACAACCGTTATAACAATCAACAGATGGAGAAGGTCGTTTATGGGCGTAGAAGATATCGGGAGAAGTTAGATGGAGTGTAAGAACCTACCGAATCACGGATACGTTGAAGGAGTTCTAAAAAAATCCGAACGTGAGTACCTCTGGAGCTTGATTGGAGAGCTCGATGGTTTAACAGAGAAGAACTATGGAATGAAGGTATCTGTTCAAAAGCAATTAGAAGATAAAGATAACTACTTTACTAATAACGTATTGATGCCATATGTTCAAACGTATGTGAATACCTATGGGATACCGTTTCTAACGAATACTACTC